AGAGTGAAAGAAGTGTCTAGTATCATGCCATGACCCTGACATATAAGCACCTGATCTATCTAAAATATCTCCTAAGTTCGTTGATGTATCTGTAGCATGAACTGTTCTATTAACATTATTCCATGGCGAACCACTTTGGTATCCACCACCAACATATCCATGTGTCCATATTCTTGCTGTTGACCATCCTGTATCATTCTCTCCATCAAATGACCAATATGCGTTAGTTCCGTCTGATCTTAATAATGCTCCGACTGTATATGATGCTGAATATCTATTTGTAGATTGATCTGGTAATGAACTTCCTGCTCCTGCAATCGGACCCCATTGAACTGCTCCTGCATCTGCATCATATGAGTACCCTTCAAAGGTTCTATCTGTACTATTATATCTGAATAATCCTTCTACTGGTGATCCTGGTCTTTGTGCTGTCGTACCTACAGGTACTTTCATACCGTCAGTTCCTGTTATATCTAACGTATAACTAGGGGATGCATCATTAACACCGATTCTATTGTTAGTAGAATCAACATAAAGAGTTCCAGAATCAAAATTAAAGTTGCCAGATGCTTCCAGTGCAAACTCTGCGGTTCCACCTCCACCTGTTAGGGATACAACTTTATCAACATTTAATTGTGACATTCGTGATTTTTACTCCTTCCTTGTTATTTATGCAGGTCGAACAAGTACACAACCTCTTTTAAGGTATGTATCTTCGTTTCCAGTGTCTTGATCTGAGTGTATAACAATGTGCATGTTGTCACTATAAGTTGTTCCTAAATCAACGGTGAACCATGCATCACCATTAAATACGTTTGGACCTGTACCACCAGAGTTATCACCTGGTTGTACAGTAAAGTTTCTTACATACTCTGAGGTATAACTGTTTCCAGATCTAGAGAAACATGTGTACCTATTACCCATGAAACCACCTGGATTACTTCCTCCACCAGAAACATGTGTTGGTTGAGTTCCTGCTGTTGATGGGCAACCATTACTATCATTGTTAGAGATAGCAGTATAAAAGGTAAAGATATGCTGACCATCGCCAGACTGTGAGTTGTCACGCATGATAGTTAGACCATCACCAACTCCTGATGAAATATTTAGGAAGTTTCTACCGTTCTGACCATCATTAGAATAATAGTTATAAAGATTCATTCTCATCTTTACATATCGATATGTCACACCTCTATTACTAAAAGTTGCATATTTAAAGTCAGATCCACTTGCGTTTCTGTAATAACCCCATGTTGAGTTATATGCAAAGTTACCTACAGGTGTAGAGTCTCCTGTATCATTTAAGTTTTGTCCTGTTAATGCTGATGCATTACTAAAGAATGCAGTACCACCGCCACCCCAGTTACCGATTAGGATATAATATGGATGACTATTGATAGGTACAAAGTATCTACGAGTAGTTCCATCTAGATTCATATAATAGTTACCATCTGCAGCAACACCTGCATCCATGAGTTCTTGAACACTCGATGCTGCAGAGGCAGGAGTACCACCATCATTACCACCTGTTGATGCTTTGATTATTTGTAACCATGAACTACCACTCCAAACTTCTACTTGCACTAGTTCTGAGTTGAATCTTATCATTCCAACAGAGGGCGATGCAGGTCTTTGTGCTGTAGTTCCTACAGGTAACTTAAAATGAGCTAGAGGATGTAAGTTACAACTTCCTGCAACCAGTAAAGATTCTCCATCATCAAATTTTATCTCAAAATTATGATCTGCGGGTGCATTTAGTTCATTAACGTTTAGAGTACTCATGTCTTATGCGTAAAAGAATAACCAGTACATATGGTTTTCGGAGCCAGGATTATTTATCCCCCAATCACCAGACCAGTTAGGTTCTGGGAAGTTTTGATTTGAATAGTTATTACCAGTCTGTCCTACCCATGCATGGTGTTCAACGTTACAACCATTAGATGAGCAACCTAGAGCATTAATCATACTAAAAGTGTAGTTTTCACAGTTTGCGGGTGATAAATGCCAAGTATTATTTGGATCTAGTTCACCTGCACTACTACCTCTATATCTATTATCTGATGCCTGTGCAGATCCTTTGAAGAATGTCATACCACCGATCTCAGTACCACCAATATTACTATGATTATCAAGAGAGATATGGTTACGGAACATTTCATACATGTTGCCACCTCTATTAGTAAAGCAACTAGATATGTATGCTACCTCGGTAGATTGATCATAGGGGGTTCCAGATGAAGTAAATCCTTGCATAATCAATACATCATCTGCTGTCCATCCTCTATAGTGGTTTGATTTAAAATCAGATCCCATTGCAGCTCTAGCATTACCAGTAGTTGATGTAGTTGTCCAGTTACCATACCAGTGATCCGAACCACCTGTGTAACTTCCATGTGATGTATTATCTGTAATAGATGCAACCATGACCCAATACTTACCATTGGGGTCTTTATATGCATAAACTTCTTCTGTATTAGTGCCATCAAATCTTACATACCAATAACCAGAACCAGGATCATTACTTGATAAGTTTGCCATTGATGTGAATGGTGCGTTAGATGTACCATTCTCTCCATAATATTGTATCCATGTAGCATTATTCCAAACTTCTACTGCGTTCAATGATGTATTCCATCTTATGTAACCTGGTGCAGGTGATGAAGGTCTCTGCCCAGTTGTGCCTGTAGGTAAACGCAAAGCACCAGTACCATCATGATAAACATTACCATCTATCTGTAACGTATGACCAGTTGGAACTGTCGATTGATTAAGTGATGCAGGTATACCACCGATACTTGCTACGGTGAGTTTACTCATTTAAACAGGTTATAGTATTTCTATTTATTGTCCTGGCGTTGGATATTCTTCTACCCATGCAGTAACAATATACTTATCATTATTTAGGGGCGGATTACCTCTGTGTGTCCATGCCCAATCACATGGAAATATTACGAACTTACCTGCCTTTGGGGTGACTCTGAAATGTTGATATAAAAATTCTGTTTCACCACCCTCGAATCCATCATTAAGATAGATCATAGTTGCTAACTTACGATATGGTGCTGATGGTGTACTTTCATAATGCCATGCGTGATAACCCTGTCCTGGCTCTGTCTTTTGTATCTTCGCCATAGTATGTTGAAACCTACGACCAACTAAGATATCATACTTTAGTACATAATCTCTTAGTGCCTGATCAGTAACATAGTTCCAACGTTTAAATATACTTCTTGATAGATTATCGTGAAAATATTCTACTGGAAGTTCATGCATAAAAACTTGAGAATCAGCAGCACCCTTCTCTGAATGTCTCTTGATTGTCAAACCATTCTCTGATATGAACTTATAGTATTCTATTATATCTGTACAATCTAAGTTAGTCTCAAACTCAGATATAAAATTATCATGATGTATAGATTTTGTTATCACAGGTTCACCACCTGCAAAAGGACTCATTACCATTTATTGATCGGGCAGTTGAATATTGGAAAGCGTGCCTTCACTGCAAGTACACAGTTACATTTAGTACAGATCCCAATAGGAGATTTGTACTCACACTCATTACATATTTTAATCCTTTTTTGGTATAATGTCAAGTCAGGTGTATCACCATCCTCAACAATCAGTTTAGCCTGCCCAGACACCGTTATTAAATACTTCTAACTTTTGTGTTGTTAAGTTATATCTTATTTCTCCGTTCTCATATCCTCTCCTTGGTGAATGAGTTATCTGTCTAGTATTAAATGCATTAGTTGTACCATATGGTAGAGGTAAAGCACTTTGACTACCTGTGATCCTGAGCTCTGCTCCACCTTTAAATGCTAAGTCACTCTTATCATTAACGGTAACAGTGAAGTTAGGTGTAAGACCTTGTATAGTTTGTACTCGTAACTTCATCTAACACTCCATGCTGCACCTGATTCAACTGTAACAGTAAAACCAGAATTTATGGATATAGGACCTGCACTCATTCCGTTGGTAAACTCAGCACCATTGTTTGCACTTGGTCCGACTGTAAGATTCTCTGCGATTACATTATTATTTGTTCTTACAATACTATCAGTTCCAATAGCAGGTCCTCCTCCTGCAACAGGTGTCCAACCAGGACTTCCTGTGCCATCATCTGCTTTGTATATCTCTGCCTGATCTATGGTAGAGTTAAAACGTAGCGTACCGACTGATACACCAGTTGGTCTTTGTGCTGTTGTACCTGCAGGTAACCTAAACACTGAGTTAGTATTTAAGAAACTTAAGGTAGTTATGATTGCTTGTGTTGTAGTGGCAATCTGATTACCACTTACTCTTGAAATTGCCATGTTAGATAGGTAGTTCTAGAATGTGAACAGTATCAGATGCTAAAGGTGCATCTCCTGATGAGAATACAACGTTTGCACCGTTTGAGTCAACTGTGTAGTTAGTTCCTGCAATCTGTGCTACACCATTGAGGAATACTAAGAGTGAATCATCAGAGTGTTTGATGCCTCCACTATATGTAGTTACAGCGAATGTTAAAGTAGTACCGTCTCCTGTATATGATTTAGTAATATACTTGTCAGCACCAACACCACCTCTACCAGTAACAACTAAGTCTCCATCAACTTTAGCATTACCTAGTATTCCAACTCTGAATCCAGATACAGCAGCAGTACCAATACCAATATGTTCAGTGCCAGAGAAAGTATCAATATTGATTTCACCAGTATTTGTGAGACCAAACTCTGACCATGCTCCATTGTAGTATATCCAACCAAGAGATTTCCCAGGCGTCCAGTTAATATTATAAACAAGGTCACCATCAGCAGGTGTATCGTATCCTGTGATATTGGAGAAGTCTGGTTGTCCACTAGCATCAGCAGGTGCAAGTAGAGTTTGTTTGATAACTGTACCATCTTGGTTATAGTAAGAGATCTTCCTTGCTTGAAGGTTGTTAGTAAAGGTTGTTAAACCTTGGAATGTAACAGGACCTGCAAAGATAGATTCTAACTGGTTAGATGCTCCACCGATTACAGTCAGTTTGTCAGTCAGCACCAACTCAGAGAATGTCTGAATCGTTGTGCTTTCTTCTCCAACAACGTTTAACTGTGCGATGTCTTCGTTAGTAATCTGACCTGTAACAGGGTTGATAACTTGGTTACCAATGAATAGGTCACCGTTAGAGTTAAGTCCAGAGTAGAATGAAACTCCTCCTTCTTCTTTAATGGACTGTGAGAATCTAATCTGTTCTTGAGTTAGTGTCTCAACTTGGGTTTGCGGGAACGCTGTACTATAGTTTCCAGGTCCGAAACCAAGGTATTCAAATGTGTGATTACCTGATCTGAGGATAGAGTGACGTCGGAACTCGACATTGATCGGTGCGACTGTTCCATCATTATTTTCTCGAATCTTAATTTTTCTGGTCTCCTCATCGCCAGCTCGTGCAGTAAGTTGCACATTCGAGAGAAGTTCGTTTCCTGAGTCATAGTTTGGTGTTGTACCTGGTTGTGTCCAACCTGTATCTGTTAATAGGAATACTATTGCTTCCTTTGTAATAGATAATTTTGGATCTTTGGCGGGAGGAACTGCTCCATCAGTAGCATTAACAAGACCGATAGTAACATTATCAGCAACTGATGTAGCTTTAGTAGGATCAGCAACTGGATTATCTCTATCGAATGTAGGATAAACTTCGTTAACGTTCTGTGAGAACTTCCTATTGTCGAAGTTGGTTGCACTTGGTGCAATAGACCCGCATAATAAAGTTAGATAGTAAATACCATCTGCTACACCCCTTTCAAATGCTTGAACAATTTCAATATCATATATGTAGAAACATCTTTGTAAGTTAAATGATGTGGTATCACTATTCAGAGGTTGTAATACGAAACCAGAGATAGGATCTCTAGGTAGAGGATTAGTTTTATCCTTATCAATCACATATCTTACACGATAAGTTCTATCTTGTAAATCACGAGGATCGGGGATCCTCTTAATAAATGTGCTTGGTGTAAAGTTTACAGTATTATATTGTGTATTATTTGCTAATGTAGTATAAATTTCATTTGCATTATTTCCTGTTGTATCACCCATGACTGATAGATACCAACCACCAACTTGTCCTGCTACGCCACCGATTGTGTATTGTGTACTATCAAACTGGATCGGTGATCCTGCTTCGCCAGGTGCTTTTCCTGATACATTAGGTCCAAATGGTGTTATGGATGCTGACTGTGTAGTTGCAGCAGTAGCACCGTTTGCTACAAGTAAACAGTTTATCTTATCTGGGACTGCACTAGCACCTGTACCATCTTGTCTAGCACCGATTGTAAAACCCTGTACCCTTGATGTTGGTGGTGATGCTTCAGTTGTGTAACCATATAAGTATAGTCTTGATCCTGGTTGTAATCCTTGTCCTGCAAGTGATGCGTTAATAGTTTTAGTTCTTTGTATATCAATGTTTACCCAGTTTACAGATGTCTCTTCACCAAATACTATATTGACTGCTACGTCTGTAAGTGCAGCAGATAATGTGACTGCTCTAGTGTTTGTATTGACTGATGCTACAGTCGTACCTGCAGCAACACCTGATCCAGTTACAGTCATACCTTGGATAACCCCGTTGACTGACCCGTCATTTGCTAGTGTGATAGTTTGACTACCTGCAGTTCCACCTGCTGCTATGCTTGTAGCGATAACATTCAATGCTTTTGGTGGAATGATATGAGTTATTGCCCCTGCTTTATCTTTTGAGAATGATTTTGCTTTGAAACCTGCTGATCTAAGAGCAGTGTTACCAAAGTTAGAGTTAGAGTTGGTGATTGACATGTCACCGCCACTCTCAGCAGTGAAGTGACCCTGATATCCCACAGCGAACACAGAAACTGCCTGTATGAATGAGTCATTAGAACACTTGATATGTTCATGACCCCATCCCTTTCTATATTCAGCGAAACCATCTAAGTGTGCACCATCTCCTGCTACTGCTACATCATATGCACCAGTTGACTGATTATATCTTACGAATGCTCTATCGTCTTTCTGTAGTGATAGTCCAGTAAACTGTGCCACAACCATTGATTTGAAACCAGTTGCCTTTGCACCGTTTGCATGCATACCGTTCATACCCCACACTGATCTAAGTGATAGGTTAAATGCGTAAGGTGATGCTGAGTCAACAGTATCAATCTCAGTCTTCACCGTAATGTTTGAACCTACAGCGTTTCCTGAGGGTTCACTTGACATCTGATAAGTAAATGTATTACCAGATGCAGATGTAACAGTGAATGAACCATTGTATAAACCTGCGTCTGCTTCGTTCTGAGGACCTGATGAACCAGTTACACCACTAATGTTGATGTTTACACCAACAGAGAATCCATGATCTCTTGGGTTACCAAACTCATCAACTGTGACTGCTGTTGCAGTCTGTCCGTTTCTTGTAATAAAGTTAACTTTATATTCATCAGAGATCGGACCAACGATTCTGTTTTCTTCAACCCTTGCCTGTATTTGGTCAGCAGCAGGATCACCAGATGTATCAGGAATAGTTGCAAATGCTTTTGATACTTTTTGATAGTATATTTCTAAGTCTGTTCTTTCTAGAATATTTGGTACAGCAGAGTAATCTGTGTTAGGTACAGTTCCGTCTGTGATTAATTTTGATAATGGATTAAGTCCATCAGCAAACTCAAAGCAAGTAAGTCTATGGTGTGAGAACTTAGGTGCTAGTGTATCTACTGAGTCTGGTTTATAATATACTCCCTCTTCTGCTCCATCAAAGAATGAGAACTGCCAGAAATATGTACCACCAGTTACTTTGAAGACTGCAGTTCTAGGAGGAACCTGATCTTCTGTGTTAATACCTTTTGCTGCAAAAACAGTAGGATAAGGAACATACTTAGGTATAATCTTAGTTCTTCTAAGATCAGTTCCAACAAGGGAACAACCTCTTGGAACAATAATACCACCCTCAACAGAGTTATATTTGTAGAGAACATTGTTAGGAGAAGTTAAGTCTAGGTTAGAGTTTGCGTCTATTGGTGCTACGTTTGTGTATAGCACATCACCTGGTCTATTATCTACAATATATTCAGCAGGATAGAGCATGATACTGAAAGCATCAAACTCGTCATTACTTAAACCAACTCTATATGAAAATCTTGCTACTTCTAAAAATGCCCTCTGGATAGATTTGAAAGGTCGCAACGCAGAGTTACCCCTATTATCAATAGCATCAGATGCATCGAAATCATCGGGGTTGACATATATGATACGTCCAGTTCTGGACGTAATAATATTCTTTAGTCTAGTTAGTGACATTACCTATCCGCTTTGTTTGTATTTATTGGGGGTTAACTTCCACCAGATCCAGATCCACCAGAGGCAGCCTGTCCGTAAGTACGAAGTGTAAACTCGGATGAAGCATCTTCAAATCCGATTAGTGCGAACGATGCTTCTGCAGCAGCGCATTCAACAACCAGTCTTTGACCTGGTCCAATAACAAGTGATTTGATTTCTTCTGTTACATCTTGTGCAAGTGTGTTGTCCTTGCGAATGTAATGCTTAGTCTCTACTGCAGTTGTTGCAGTAGTGATAGATGATATAGTCACTGCAGTTCTTGTACCAGTGTTTAATGCAGGTACATCTAGGAATGTATCACTGGTTGTAAAATCAGCAGAGTTAGTTCCTTTTATAATATACAAGTTTGTACCGCTATAGTCACGAACATAACCGTAAGGACCTGCAGTCTGACCAGTGACAGTATATGTCACTCCATTGTAGGCAAATGTGTCTGTGCTGTTGACCCATGTCCCAGTAACATTGTAAACGAATACAGAGTCATAACTATATGAACTTGATGTAGAGATAATTCTGTCTGATCCCCCGAAATTTGAGTTAGCAGCAGTTCCAGTTGTTCCTTCATAGAAATAAAGTGTTGCGGGTAAACTTGTGTTAGCAGTAAGATCATACTGAACGTATGCACCACTGGAACCTGCAGTTCCGTTTGTGGTCTTACCAGTCGTATACTCCGTACCATCATCAGAGTTACCTGCAGTTCCATCAGGACCCCACTCACCATTCACAGTTTCAGAAAGTTTGAATACCAAACTACTCATACTCGAATCTGCTACGTTAAAACGATAAGTTCTATCTCCTAATACTGATAGTTGAGTTCCTAGATAAAGGTCTTCAGTTCCACCAGATGTTGTGAATGTAA